TTGCTGATCACTTCCTAATGGAAAGTGGTGGTGATATGAGTATCACCAACTCTAACAGTAACTTTGGTAATACATCGTTACATGCTAAAGGACATAAAGGATACGCATTTAACCAAGATAAGGGTGGATATATTGATGCTATCATACCACCAGAGATTGTTTCTGATTCTCCTGAGTTTATAAAGAGAAATTCATATTATACTTTAGATATACAAGCATCTAATGATCCTGCTAATCATACTGCAATATATCTTGGTGATGATGAAGGTTATGATCCCAATGATAGACCAGCAGCAACTATTGGTGGATATACTATTGGTGCTAAGTCAGATGAACAAATATTTGTTAAGTTAACTCCTGGTGCAGGATTAAATGATAGTATTCATAAAGCAACATTAAATCCAACAGGATTCCAGAGGTTTGCTGCTGCTCCTAAGATTCTTAATCCTGGTGGTAATGTAGTAGTAAGTAATAAAGATCAGGATGCTGCTAATAGGATTGAAGATAATAAAGAATTTATTGCTTATGAAGCATATGGATTCATTACATCTAAGTATCCAAGTCTTTTAATTAAGAATGGTATTACTATTGAGAAATGTCGTAGAGATATTGGATACCTTCTTGATGCAACAATACAAGATTTAAGACTTGGTGGAAACATCAATACTATTCAAGCTGGTGAATCATATTACGTTGGTAACAATCTTTCTTATATTACTGGGGAATTAACAGAGACTCTGGAAGGATATGATTATGCTAGAGATCTTGCTATTGCAGCACTTCGTAACTTTACTTACAAGCGTACTAATGTAGAGACAACTGCTAATAATTCTCTTGTTAATGTTAGTGATAGCTCTGGTATTGTTCCAGGTATGTTAGTTGCTGACTATGATCCAGCAGATTTTGAAGCTAATGAATTAAAATCTACTGCAACACCAAATAATACTGTTATTCCAGCTGGTACTTACGTTAAGAGAATTGTTGACTCTAGTACAATTGAGATAGGACAACAAGCAACTGCTGAAGAGAAAAAAGTAGTTGGTGATCGTTTTGGTGATGCTGGAGATCAACTATTAACTAATAAGATCTTTATTGCAGCAGAAGCATTTGATCGTATGGTCTTGGATTATCCAGGATATACTTCACCAACAGGATATACTGCCCAAGATTGTAAAGATGATTTAGTTGATATTGTAGAATCTATTGCAGAGAACACTAAGTATGGTGGTAACCATGAAGTTTGGGATGCTGCTGACCATTATGATAGTGGTAGGGTAGCATATATTGCACAGAAGAGACCTGAAACTTTACGTGCTATTGAATATGCCAAGGACATGTCTGTTCAAATCATGCGTAGTGAGGATGTATTTGTTTATGGTGCTCATGGATTAAGTCAGAATAAGGATGCTACTATTACTCAGGAAGCACCAGAGTTAGTAAATGATAGAAATGGTGACGCACGTAATTTAATCCTTGCTAATAAAGAAATTATTGCACATGAGGCAGTTGAGAGAATGGTTCTCTCATCCTCAACAGAGCAGTTCACACCTACAGGGGCAGTTTATAATGCTACTACTGGTGAACTTGAACTAACAATTGTTGGTCATGGATTAGATGCAGCAGATGTTCATACTATTGGTGGTGCAGCATTTAATGCAACATCAGGTAAGATGACTGTAACCATGAATGCTCATGGGTTTGCTGCTGGTGAGAAAGTTAAGTTTGCTGATGATTCAATCACATTAACGTGTGACATGGATAATAATGCTACTCAGCATACTTATCCTAGAGCAACTGATCCTGTATCTGGTAAGTGGTTAGAGGTTAGTAATGTAACTACAAATACCTTTGATGTTCATGTTGGTGAGTCACCTACAGTATCATTCACTCCTACTGCTGCTGATTATAATCCAACAACAGGTCTAATGACCTTAACGATTGGTAATCATGGACTAACTGCTGGTACAAGTATTAAACTTCTAGAAGAATCATTGAAGTTTAGTTGTGGATTTGGTGGTGCTACTGGTACTGCTGCTGAGAAATCATATCCTAGATCTACAGACCCATTCCATGATACATCAATTCAGATTGAGTCTGTTACTGCTGATACTATTACCATACAAGTTTTAGCTACACAACCATCAACAAATACAGATCCACATACATTTGTTAGTGCTCTTGCTGGTGCTGTAATTACAGGTGGTGATTACACTCACACATTTGTAACTGCTGCTCCTCAAGGAATGAAGAGAGCTGCTGATCAAGTTAGACTTGATTATGGTTCTATCAACTTTAAGTGTGATATGGATGGACAGTCCACAACACATGCTTATCCTCGTGTAAGTGATCCTGCTGCTACTGCTCTTCTTCCTGTCTCAGCAAAGACTGCTGATACAATTACAATTAATGTTGGCAAGACTATAAACGTCAGTCACGATGTTTCTGCTGCTCAATATGATCCTAATACTGGTGATATGACACTCACCATTGGTTCACATAATCTTAGAACTGGAAGCAGTGTTAGACTAGCAGATCAATCATTAATATTCAAGTGTGCTAAGGACAATTTCAATGCTGCTACAAGCTATCCACGTTCTACTGACCCTGCATACCAGAGTGCTCTTAAGATTAAGAAAGTTGGTGCATCATATCATACAGCAGAGGGTGGTGACTACGACCCTGCTACTGGTATTTTAGAACTAACTGTTCCTGGTCACGGGTTTGTTAACGGAGATAGAATAAAAATTTCTGATAATGGATTGACCTTCACATGTGCAATGGATGGTAATGCTAGTGAGCATTCATATCCAAGATCAAGCGATCCTGTAAGTGGAGATTGGTTGACTGTATCTAATACCACAGTTGATACATTTAAGGTTAATGTTGAAGCTGCTGGTGCTAATGAGTCATTTACTCCATCTAATGCAGCATATGATCCTGCTAGTGGTCATCTTACACTAACCTTTGCAAGTACAGTTGGTTGGGGTGTGGGTACAAGTCTTGTAATTGATGATAATGCATTATCATTTACATGTACAATGGATGGTAATCAAGTTCCACAAACATATCCACGTCCTAATGTAGACAAAGCTGCTGGTAGATCACTTCCTATTATTGGTGGTGATGGACAGCATACTGTTATAGTTGATGTTGGTATGGCAGGTGATAACAAGTACTTCCAACCTACATCAGCAGACTATAATTATATGACTGGTGATATGACTCTAACATTGGGTCAACATGGACTTGCTGTTGGTTCTGATATTATCTTGAAGGATAATTCACTCACATTTACATGTGATAAAGATGGTAATGTATCAAACCATAGTTACCCACGTCCAGGTGTTGATCCATATGCAGGTAAGTCACTATCAATTACAGAAGTAGGACAATCAGAACATACAGCAACTGATGTAGTATATGATTCTTCTACTGGTGATTTAACAGTTACCGTTCCTAGTCATGGATTTGCTGGACCTCAAGAGTTTACACCTATTGTTGGTCTGACAGCATATGATCCTGCTACTGGGGTACTAACACTTAATGTTCCTAACCACGGATTATCTGATGGTGAGTACGTTAGAATTAAGGATAATACACTCAAATTTACATGTGATAAAGATAATAATGTTAGTGAGCATACTTATCCAAGATCAAGTGATCCTGTAAGTAATAAAGATATAGTTGTTAGTAATGTAACTCAAAGTACATTTACAGTACAAGTAGAGGTAGCTGCTTCTGCTGATCAGTATCCACATACTTTTGTTTCAGCAGTTACTGGTGCTGTTACTAATGGTGGAGATCATATTCAGATTGCTGATGGATCATTAACATTAGCATGTTCTTTAGGTGGTTCTGGTGTTCACAGTTGGGTTGGTGGTACTGCTGCCAATGCATTCAATAGTAATAAGAGTGTAACTGATGCAACTTATGACCCTGCTACTGGTGTTATGGTTATTACCAGTGCTGCACATGGACTTCAAGCTCCTTCATCAGTTACTGTAACTAATGCATCTTATACAGCATCAACAGGTGTGATGACACTTACTGTTGCTAGTCATGGATTCACCAATGGAGATAAGGTGAAACTTGCTGATAATTCTATCAGCATGAAGTGTGCAATGGATGGCAATACTGTTAGTAAGCAATACCCACGTCCTAGTGATCCTATTAGTGGAAAGTGGATAACAATTTCTAATGTACAGACTGACACATTTGATATTAATGTTGGAACATCTCCTTTAGTACAGCATACTCCTACTGATGGTTCTTATAATCCTTCAACAGGATTAATGACACTTACTATTGGAGCTCATAATTTAACTCCTGATACTAGTGTTAAGATTACTAATGGATCCTTACCATTCCAATGTGATAAGGATAACTTTGCTACTGATCATTTATATCCAAGAGCAACTGATCCATCTTATGATACAGCAGTTAATATTACTTCAGTAACAGCAACTACAATAACCTTGAATGTTGGTACTACTACAGATGATTCACTTCACAGATGGAAACCTGGGTTTGCTGCATCTAATGCTATCACTAGTGGTGGTGACCATGCTCATATATTTGCAAGTGCTACTCCTAGTGGTCTTCAGAAATCAAATAGTACAGTTACCTTTGGTGCTAATGCTTTAAGCTTCACATGTGATAAAGATAACAACGCTACTGTCCACACATATCCTCGTACAACAGATCCAGCACATGCTACACCTCTAGAGGTTTGGGCTATTACTAATGATACCATAACAATTAATGTTGGTAAAGCTTCGGCAGGATCTGCTTATCCACGTGCAGGATTTGATTATCCAAGTGGAAAGTGGTTACAAATTAGAGAGACTACTGCTAATACATTTAGAGTTAATGTTGGTCTGTCTAGTTATACAGGTAACCATGTCTTCCTTTCTGCTACTAAGAATGGTATTAAGAAGCAGACAGGAACAGTAACAATAAATGTTGGTACTCCAACTATAACTGATTACAAACCATCCAATGCAGCATATGACCCTGCTACTGGTGTTATGGAGATTACTATTGGTAGTCACTCCTTACAGGTTGGTGATAGTATACAAATAAAAGAAGGTGGATTGAAATTTACTTGTGCTAAGGATAGTAATACAACACTACATGCTTATCCACGTACAACTGATCCATTCTATCAAAAGTATATTGATATTATTTCTACAACATCTACAACAATTACAGTTAATGTTGGACAGGCTAATGATAATACAGCAGGTGCTCATGTATATGTAGATTCTCTTGATAATTCAATTACTACAGGTCATCACTACAAGCATACATTTGTAAGTTCAATCGCTAATGCTGTTGAATATCTACCTCTATCTGCTCATACATTTGTAACTGCTGCTAATCTCTGTGTACATCAGAAGCCAGCAACTGCTCATACATTTAAGAGAGGTGCAATAGGTGCTATTCAGAGACAGTCAGGTACTATCACTATTGATGTTGGTGCTGCTGCTCCTGGTGATCGTTATCAGCATCAATTTATAAGTGCAACTGCTGGTGCTGTAACTAGTGGTGGTAATTACACTCATGCTTGGGTAAGTTCTGCTTCTAACTCAGTACATAAAGTATTCTCTGTTGGTGGTAGTAGAGCATACCATAATGTAGATTGTGTTGATGATGTTAGAGATGTATTAGAATCTATTGCAGACAACGTAGCATATGGTGGTAATGATAAGACATATGATGCCGCATACTCATTTAAGACAGGTGCTCATGTTGTTGGTGAAGAACTAGAAACTAATGTAGTCTTTGAACATGCTAGAGATATGGCTGTTCAGGTCATGAGAGATCAGGAAATACTTCCTATTGGTTCTCATGGACTTACTCAGACTAGAGATACTAGCATTACTAGAGATACTACACAGAATGCTACTCCACATGGTAGGTTTGGTGATGCTCGTGATCTTATTCTATCCAATGCTGATTTAATATCATATGAAGCATATGATAGAATGATCCTTCAGAATCCTGGATTCGTTCCTCCAACAGGCAATCCACAGGATTGCAGAGATGATATTAAAGATTTCATTACTGAAATTGGATATAACTTAGCGTTTGGTGGAAATGACAGAGTATATGACATGGCAAACTTGTATGTAACAGGTGCTCATGTTGCTGGTGAAGAAGAACAGACTCTTATGGCATTTGAAGATGCTAAGGAGTTAATGGTTCAAGTAATGAGAAACGAAAGAGTTCTTATTATTGGATCACATGGTAAAACTCAGACATATGATAACACCATTACAACTAGTACTTCAACACCACAGAATAATAAGGCTGCTGATGCTAAGAACTTAATACTTGCAAATAAGAATTTTATTTCTGAGATTGCATTGGGTAGAATGCTTGCACAGTATACCAATTACATCCCTGCTGCTGGATATACTACTGCTGATTGTCTTGATGATCTTAAGGATGTAGTAGAAGTTGTAGCACATAACGTAGCATTTGGTGGTAACGATAGAGTATGGGATACAGGTAACTTATATGTTTCTGGTGGTCATGCTGATGGTCATGAGAATGAAACTATATTTGGATTTAATGCAGTACGTGACCTAATCATTGAAGTTGTTAGAAATGAAGCAGTTACTGTTGGTGGACACACACAGTTAACTCAGTCTATGTACACAGGAACAGTTGATACTGCTAATCCTAAGTGTCAGAATGAAACTTCTGCTGTAACAACATTAATTCAAATATTAACTGATACTATAGCAACACCAACATCACTTCATAGTGTAACACGCACAGTGTCTGCTGAGAAGTGTGAGGATGTAAGATCTGCTATCAATACATTAACTGCAATTGCAACTAATGCTATCACAGATCCATCAAGCTTGGCTGGTGTTAATAGAACTGTAACCAATGCTGATTATAATCCTGTCACAGGTGACATGGTATTGACCATTGGTAATCATGGATTCACAACAAGTGATGTTGTTAACATAGCTCCTAACTCATTATCATTTACTTGTGCTAAGGACAGTGATAACACAGTTCATACATATCCACGTGCAACTGACCCATCATACACTAGTTACAATGCTATTACAGCAGTAACTGCTGATACTATTACAGTTAATGTATTATCATCTGCACCTTCTACTAACACAAGTACTCATACATTTGTTAGTGCAGATATAGGAGCATTACAAGTTGGTGGTATTATAAGAACTCCTTCTGTTGGAAGATGTGAAGACATTAGAGCAACAGTTAACTCACTCTTTAAGATTCTTACTGATACTATTTCTGATGGTTCATCACTTGATAGTGTTAGTAGAACTATTTCTAATGGTTCATGTCAGACTGTTGCTTCTGCAATAACTACTCTGTTTGGTATTATTACTAGTACCATATCTAACAGTGGATATCTTGATACTATAGAGAGGATAGAATCTCCTAAAGGAATATCATTTGGTCCTTCTGTTAATGCTAATACTAGCACAACATCAACGATATTGTGGTTCTCTTGGCCAACGGTAGCTGGTACTGGTGGTTCTGGTGCTGCTGAAAAGGGTGTATATACAGACTTGAGACCAAATATTGATCCTTCATTCTCTGCTTCTGCTGCAAATGCTTCTAGACGTGAAGAATCATATCCTGAGTGTGCTACACAAGCAATTGCTGTTCGTCAGTACTTCGCTAATATCAATACTATAATTCAAAATGGATTGGGTTCTGTTCCTAGGAATGAGCCAGCACAATCAACTGCTGCTCTTTCTACTAGAGCAACAGTATGGTCACTCAGGGATCCAAATCAAGCACCACCATCTCAGGGCAATCCACATAAATTAGAGACTGGAACTCCTGTACGCTTGGTTCCACGTCCACGTTGGGATACAGTAACCCAAAAATATGTTGATGTTGATAAGCGTAGAGTAAGACTTCCTAATGGGTTTAGTCCTAATGAGACATACTATGTAATTGCTCCAGGTAGATTTACACAACCTAAAGATTATTCAATAACTACATCATTTGATGGTTCTGATCAGAGTCAGTTGATGTTAGCAAACAGTGTAGAGAATGCTGCTGCTGGTATCTACATTCACTCTGCTGAAGTAGAAGCGATTGATAGAGATGTAGAAATTGATATCTATCAGTTTACTCTTGATAATGTATATGATTTAGTTAAATATATTCCTTCTATTGATACAGGTGTTGGTGTTGTTCCTGGTGGATTGAGAACAGATGTTGCTCATATATTTGATAAGCCAGACTCTGGTGTTCCAGAAGGTCATCCAATATTCTTTAGAGCAAATACAGGTGACCTACCTAAAGTTGGTGGAAACTTTGCTAATGATCCTACTGTTGCTGATGCTAATAATAGAATACGTGGAGATGTAATCTTCTGGGCTAGATATGTGAGTCCTAAAGTATTCAAATTATATAAGACTTTCGCTAATGCTTTAGGTGATAATCAGCCTATTATAATAACTGAAGATAAAGATTATGCTGTATATTGTAACAAACGTACATCACCATTAAAGTTTGATCCTACGTATGACAATACTCCTACTGCTACTCAGAAAGGTAAGTGGTATTTACAAGTAAAAGATACTTCTACTCCTGGTACTCAAGACTATGATGTTCAAAGTATCTTGAAGAGATTCCATGATACTGATTATAATGATGCATCTGGTAAGGATAAGAGTAATGATAGTTACTATACAAGAATAGAGGATGAAAGAGATCCTAATGATCGTATCTATCGTTTAAGATATGTTGTACCTAAGTATCTGAAGTCTGTTCGTGATCCTCTAAATGGATTTACGATTAAGATGAGGAAAGATGAGACTAGAAAACTTCCTTCACAAAAAATTATTCTGAAGAAAATTTCTGGCTCAGTATCTGAAGCTAAGTTCTATAATAATGTAAGTGGTAGTACACAGACTAATGAAATCATTGGTTGGACTGCTTCGCAGTTTAAGAATGCATCACCTGAGTGTAAGATAGACGATGCTTATGATCCATATAAGAAAGATCTTACAGGATCAGGAATAATTTATAAGAAAGTCATAACTACTCAGAATTATGTTGACTTTACTATTCAGTCTGGTAGATACTTTGTTGATTCTGTTACTGGTGACACTCAATTAGAGTTGTCAGTATTTGATTTAGGAATATCAAATAATGCTCTTAAGAATGAATCATTTGTTACTGTACAAGTAACTGTACCTCAAGGTGGATCTTTCATTAAGAATCCAAATATGCCTAGTGGTACGTATGATCAGGCATCTAAGGTTGAATGGAATGATCCTGGCACAGGTGCTGGATATGGTTATATTCATGCTGCTCTTCCAACAAATCCTAATGATCCAAATAATACCACATGGCATTTAGTTCTTAAGGGTGTATCTGGAAAGATTGAATATTCTGCTAGTGATTCTATCAGATTATCACAGGGAGCAGTATTTGCAGATCTACTTTCTGATCCTGACTTTGGTAAGTCATTGGTACTTAAAGATCTTATTAAGAAGGAATATCCTGAAAATTATTACAGACAAAATGGTGCAGCAGTATATACTCTGACTCCTGGTGATATTGTTGAGGATGATGATGGTGTTCAATTCTATATTGATTCAGTTAAGGATGGTGGAGAGATTGATGATACATTCTATATCTTTGATGTTCAAGAGATCCAAAAACGTATCTTTGAACAGCAAGATGGTATTTTCTATCTAACTGCTATTCGTGGTAATGTATCACCATATCCTACTGGTGCTGGTAACCTTGGCAACTTTAGAAACTTCAAGTTCTCCCAGCCAGTAAGTAAGTTATATCCTCTTAACTATAAGAATGATCCTGTATGGTTTAAGCAATTAGATAGTAATTTAGTTGATCCACCAATAACATACTCTGCTGCTGATAACTATATTCATGGTTTAGTTACTGTTAACGACTTCAAGAACTCTCTAACAAGGGAAGGTATTGAAGATTTAGTTGAAACTCCAGCATTAACACCTTTCAACTTTAAGGATGTTAATCAGAATAGTATAATCAAGGCAGAGGAAGGTAATGCTACCTCTGGTTCTGAAGATCGTCAGATTCCTATTGCTGGTACTAGTACAGTTGTAGTAGATCAGAGACTATATGTTGAACTTAGACGACCATCTATCGCTCGTGCTGGTAACCACACGTTTGAATACCTTGGTTTTGGTCCAGGTAACTACTCAACTGCTCTACCAATTAGACAGGAAGTATTACTATCACCTATTCAGGATTTCTATTCACAATCTAAGAAAGAGAATGGTGGTCTGGTATTCTACACAGGATTAAACTCTAATGGTGACCTATACATTGGTAACCGTAAGATTGATGCTATCACTGGTGAAGAGGAATTCTTAGAAAGAGCAACATTAGTTGATTCATTCACTCCTGATGATCCTATTGATAATCTTGTTACTACATTTGACACTCCTGTAACATTCAATGAGAATATTACTGTTAATGGTGGTGATGATGGTAAGAAGACTAATAACTTCAACTCACCTGTTCAGATATCAGTAGAACCTAATCTTGGATTACAATCTCTGACTATTCTATCAACTATTGATACTAGTCTTGGAGAAGATGCTCTCTTAGGAAGAGATAATCAGCAAGGTAACCAAGCAACAAGAGGTGACATTGTTCTTAATAAGAACATGGTTGCTGCTTCTGTATTCCAATTCAACCCACGTGGTTCAGGTGGTATTGCTCAAGGATATAAGATTCAAAACCATGCTGTTGGTGGAGTAGGTTCAAACATTACTCCTGATCAGGATGGAACATTTGGAACAGATCAGATAGTTCGTTATGGTTCTCAAGGACCATTACCTAAGACAGGTGACATCTTACTTAAGGGTAAGAGTGTTGGATCTTCTGGTTCAGTATCATGGATACTTGCTAACTCCTTTAATGATATATCATCTCAGGTTCAGCATCTTGATCTTGATGGTACTCAAACAATCAGACTTAAGTGGAAGAATAGTGTAACGAATAGTTCATTCGTACCACCTATTACTGCTGCATCTACGATTAAGATAGATGGTTTGAGTGACAATGCAGTTAATGGTCGTTGGCCAATTAATTCTGGATCATTCGCTGGTGGTAATGATTATGTTGACATAACAATCACTGCTGCTAGAGGTAATATTGGTAATGATGACCCAAGATTGTGGTCTAGTGAACCAAATGCAACACTATCATATTCTGATAGTACTTGGAAAGAGACAGGTGTACTTGGTGCAGAGTCTATCAGAACAGATACAGATGTTTGGGGTGACTTTAAGGTTGGTGTTAACACAATACAACGTGCTGGTGGTGATGCATGGAAGGATGCATTTGTTGATAATGGAACAGATCCACGTGCTAACTTAGATGTTGTTGGTACTACATTCATTAGTGGTAAGACTTCTCCTAATTGGACAACAACTTATAAGGCTGGTACTGCTCATGCATTGACTGAGCAAGATCATGCATTATTGGTTGGTGGTGATAGTGCAACTCCTGACAATGCAGCAACCTTCAGAGTTGCTACAACCAACTCAGGTATGGTTGGTATCAACACAATGGGGCCATCGGTAGCAATTCCTGGAATAATGACCCAGACAAATGATGTGCTTGATAGTACATTAACTGTTGTTGGTACTGGTAGATTCACTGATGATGTTAAATTTGAACAGGATGTAACAATTGGTTGGTGGCCTGATGCTTTTGATAATGGTACTGTTAATGTAAGTACGGGTATCACAACGGGAACATTCAACTTCCTAATGGGTACACACTTCAAGGGTACTCAGAGTACTACAACAGGTGGTAGTAAGGGACTTCTTATTGCTGGATCTGCTCAGAATATTGAACTTGGTAATGTACAGACAGATGCACAGGATATCAAGATAGGTAATCAGAGTTCTTCTAGTGCTATTAACGTTGGTGCAACACCAGACGGTGCTTCACCTTATATCAATAAGTCTAGGATTAAGATTGGTGGTGCTTTCTTAAGTACTGAAACAGATTCATACACTGAGATTGGAACTAAGTCATTTGGTATTGCTGGTGATGTTAGACTTGGATTCAGAAGGAGTGGTGCAGGTAGTATTACTAAGTTTGAATCTAATTCTGAAACTGTTGAATTCCTCTCAGGTAATAGTGCTACAAGTATAGTTAAGTTTGCAGAAAATAGTTCTGATGTAACAATCGCTGGACAAGGTGGTAAGACTAATGTTAGAAACAATTTGGTTGTAGATGCTAGTGCTAGATTTAATTCTGATATAATATTGTGTGGTGGTTCTTCCTCTTACACATTTACAGGATATAGAGCACAGGGTGGATCTACAATAATGAGTCACACCCAACAAGGTGGACTCTCTCCTACAAGGAATGTAGATTTCATTGATGTTCTAAGATTCCCATCAACAACACCCACAGGTGAGTACAACGCAGTTAACACTGAGTCTGGAGATCCTTGGGGTGGTGCTGAGTATCAGAATCCTAGGACTAACGTTACTCCTAATCTACCAGCATTGAGTGGTCTTGAGTATTACTTACCAATTGATAAGAGTCCTTATGATGCTGCTGGTAACCTATACTATGGTATCAATGACATATTAATTATTGATAGTGATGGTAGTGGTGAGTATGCAGAGTTTGTTAAGATTAAATCTTTAGTAAGAGTTAATCAGGCTCCATACTACATCATAGTTGAGAGACAACCATTTGGTACAATGACTACCATTGGTGACTTCCATGATGAAGATACAGCAATATTCAAGTGTCAGGTACAGTACCAATCAACTTGGATCACTGCTGATATTGATAACTCAGGAGCAGAAGATGATGTGTATCTATCACAGTTTGGTGGATCACTAGAGGTTGGTGACTATGTAATGGTTGATCGTGATGCTACAGGAGCAACTGGTGAGATCATTGAAGTTAAGACTCTAATTAATCAAGTTCCTAAGAAACTTACTGTTAAGAAGGGTTGTGATACTACAGCCGAAGAGGTGATGTTTGAGGTTGATTCAACCAATGGTAATTTATTCATTGGTGGTGATCTAACTACAGAAGGATCTCTTACTATTAATGGTTCATGTGCTGCACCATATACTAACTCTGATACTAATCAGAAGTTAACTATAACAAATGGTGATGGTATTGAGACCTTTGAGGTTGACACTTGTACAGGTGACACAGTTATTGGTAATACACATGGTACAGTATTTGTAACAGCAGAAGCATTTGGTACTGGAACGTCTCAATATGCTGCTGGTGTTGATGTCGTTCATGTTTATAGAAAGGATCCACAAGCAAAATCTGCTGGTGGACCAAGCACAACTGTTGCTGATCCTATAGTTGCTTCAACATCTGATATTATAATTGCTTCTAACATTGATGGATTTGTGGTTGGTGATCTTGTAATGATTACTAATCAATCTAATATTGAGATCATTCAGATCACACAAGCACCATATACAGATGGTAGTGGCAACTTAATTCTTCCAACACAAACCAATGCTAACTATCCACTTGGAGGTAGAGGTAAGGAAGATACAGTAGCAACTACATTTAGTGCTGGTGATGATGTAGTTAAGATTAATAAGTTTGATAGAACTACTACACTATTAAATACTATCCCTGCAACTCGCACTGATAGGTCTAGTGGATTAACTTCTATTAAAGCAAGACAACCTAACAGCAGTGATCTTAGATATGAGATACAGTTAAGGGATTCTGATTTAATATCTAACAAGCAAGACTATGAACAGTATATTAGAATAGGAACTGAGTGGTTCTTACCTGATAGTATTGATGGATCTACTGATACTGCATACGGTGTTAAGTTAGTTAAGAGTATAAGAGAGTCTAATGGTGATGTCACCAAACTATTTGGTGGTGGTCATTTAACTACTAATGATGATGTAGAAATATACAGTGGTGCTTTGAGAATCTATGGTTCTGATCGTCAAACTGTGGTATTGTCTATTGCTAATGATGATGAGCACTCAGGTGATGGTTCTCTACTTGATCCTAAGACAGGTACAAATGGATTAACTCTTAAAGGTAATGGTAACTTCTTTGGTGACCTTTATACTTACCAAGAGTCTTGTCAGATTAATAATGTATGTTCAAACGTAAGAACATTTAGGGTAGCAGGTCTATCTGGTAGTGTTGAGATGGGTGAATCATTCTATCAGAAGGGTAAAATTTTCCCAACTGAGAGTGGTACTGAGTCTATATTCCATATAGATAATCTTGGATCTGCTGGAGTTGGTGGTACTCAAGGTGCTAAAGACTTTAAGATCTATCAGGACAATGCTATTGATTCATTTGGTATTGAGAAGTATTGGACTGCAAATGGTGGTAGAAGATTCACCTATGTTGAATTTGACATAGCTGGTGTTGGTCAAACACAGACCACACCACTACAAGTTAATAATAACTATTTGATTAATTCTGCAAGTGGTAATAATATGGTTCTATATTTACCAGATAATGCACAGACAGGTGATATGATTAGATTCGTTGAACTAAGTGGTAATCTAACATACAATACAAGTCTTATTATTAGAGCACTTAAGGTTAATAATATTGCTGTATCAATTCAAGGTGATAGCAGTGGTACATCTATTGCTGCTGGTGCTGGTGGAAGTATTCCTCAGTGGGATTCTGGAGAATTAATAATTCAGACACGTAATGCATCATTTGGATTAGTTTATGCTGGTGATACAGACCTTGCAAATTCTGCAAATGCACAAACAATTCCACCTGCACTAAGAGGTTGGTGGCTCATGGAGTTATAATAGATGGCAATACATTACGATTCACTAAAAACAATGAGAGCTGCCAAGATTGGCACGATCATGCCTTGGGGTGGAGATGGAGGAAATGGTTTCCTTGCATCTAATATACCTAAAGGATGGATTGTTATGGGACAGGGACAAAATATGTTACCTGCATCTGATTATCCATTGTTAGCATCACAATTGGGTGATACTTATGGTGGTAGCATGAGTGATGCTGCTGGTAATCATTATGAGTTCCCTTATTATGATACTCCAGCAACATTTGGATTACCTAATATATCAAATCATCTTATGGTTGATTTAGAATTGGATTACTTAGATGATCCTAAGTATGAGATGGGACAACCTAATGCTAAGAATGTTGTTTTAGATAAGAATGGTAATAAGTTTGGAGATCAAATATCTGGGTGGGGTAATGATGTAATTGTTAAAACATCATGGCAAGCAACAGCAGATATTGATTTCACATTAAATATATCTGGTAATTTATATTTTAAATTTGAAGATATGAGTTTAAATTCTCCTGATTTCTTGGAGACAGTTTATATGATACCTCGTAAGTTAGGTCCAAACCATACACCATCACATAGTCATCCTGGAACTATTCCAACAGCAGCAGATGGTGGTGTAGGTGCTATGACATTTAGAACTGACGGTGGTGTTACTACTAGTGGTAGTGCTGACTATCAATGTTTAACTGCTACTAATATATTTTGTGAGCATAGAGATGCAGAACCACAAGAATGGAATCAAGGTGCTGCAAGTATAGCATACTATGGTAATGGAAACTTTGAGAATACATTACCCAGAACAAATGAACCTTGGTCATTTATAGAAGATTCTACTGGTAAAGCATATTGGGCTAATGTTCCTGCTGGTGCTGCCAATTGGCGAGGTACTGATAGAGGATCTGGACAAGAGAATCCAACATATACTCAGAATGTATCAGGTATTAATAATACAGATGAGATTCTTGCCACGACTCCAGTTGAAACACACCAACAACCAGCACATACAGGGATGCACCCAAGACCTATGAAGAATGCTAGTAGATCTAACTTCTTAGGTTATGATGTGGGATCACCTGTAAGAAGTGATGGTTTGGAAGATGACCCAGAAACTACACCAATTGCTTTGGATGGACAACCAACAGTAAAGTCAGGTAGATTTCGTGTTGCTGATTGTGTTGTTAATGGTGCTGAAATTACTTTTCCAGCTAATACTGATATTAGGAGAGAGTATACTAATGGTACTGACAGTTGGTATCAGTGGGACAGAGTAGTACCAACGATGTGTGTTCAAACATCTGTTAACTATCAAAGATATGCATGGTATGCTGATGGTGTAACTGTTAAGAAGATAGAGCAGGTTGGTAATACATGGAAGGTAACTACAACATCAGATGCATTACAGAATGGTACTATTAATTTAGATTTCTTCTTTGGTACATATCCTACATCATTAAGTATGTTTGATGATACTAAGAACCCACTTAAAGAGGCATTTGATAGTCATAGTCATGGAAGTTTTGAGATAGAACAAACAATGGGATCTATGTCAGGACCACCATCACACACTGCAACTAATGCAGATGGTTCTTCTTTGATAGCAGATAGCCTTGAAGATGCTCTAAATATTAATATAGATAGTGCTCAAGCAAATTGCACAGTAACGTTTATCATTAAGGCATACTAATGGCAAGTTTTTACAGTAAAGAGAGAGCTAAGTATGGTAATTTAACAGGGCAAATTATTATTTGGCCAGTTGAATATGATGGTACTCCCGATGGTGCTAATAATGCTCGTAAATTACCAGCTGGATATTTGAAATGTGATGGTACAAAATATTACGCATCTGATTATCCAAGACTGGCAGCAGTATTAGGCATAGGAACAACTAGTAAATTTTTAAAGAGAAATAATGATGGAACTCTTTATGATAATATACAAGATTCACAATTTATTGTCCCTGACTTAGGTTCTAAGTATCCTAATCCAACTACAGGTGCTAACGCTGGAGTATATAATAACATAAGATTGGATAATGTACTAGGTACTGAAGTTAGTAGGTCTGGTATAGGTATTGAAGCAACTTCTGCTATTGGAACTGATGTACCAATAACGTATAGTGGATCTATTTCAGTACCTAGTCAAGAGATTGATGTTAGGGGTAAACCTGGATGGAAATATGCTGGAGATACTCATCGTACAGAGACTGAAGGTGTAGAAGAGAATGCAATAGGTGCTCATGCTCACTATTCTACTACAAGAAGAACTAGACTTCACTCAAATTCTGAGAAAGGTGCTAATGGTCTTCCTAAACCATCTGGATCTGTTGGATGTAGAACTGCTTCAACAATAAACATTGATGAATGGGGTATAGCTACCACTAATGGTAGTAATGCCCCTTTTAGTGGTCAGCAAACTTGTATTGCAAATGATAGATGGACACCAGGATACGAATCACTTAATTATGTGTTTAGTAGTAACTTCTGGCCAGTTATTCCAGCTTTTACTGGATATAGTAATGGATGTATACAGCAAGGTGCAGACAATACTATTTTTAGATACAGTTGTCTTAATCCTTATTATTATGAGCTTGGTAGTGGAGGATATCATCCATTAGATGCAGCACAAACTAATCAATTGAATTGTAATAGAGGAGATGGAGATTGTGGTGGTATTAATGGTGTGCCAGCACAGTATGAGAATGGAGCAAAACTTCAAATAGTTTTCAATATAATTTGTATTGCATATGGAAAGGATGATCTTGGTAATACTGGTGATCCTAATGTAAAAATGCATGTGACATATGCTCAGGGAGAAAACGGTGTTCCTGATGATTGTAATGGTTTTAGTTTACATGATGTATTACCATTAAACTCTAATCAAGCTGTTACACAAGGTAGACCAGGAATATTAGATCTTAGAAATGAACAAAGTGAGACTGCTGAATTAATTCAAACATCTGATCCTACCCTACATAATCATCGTATAGATATAGTTAAGGGAGATCATGACTATAGGGTTAAGACAAACGCTATTGTTATTGAACCTGACAATTTATCAACAACAATGACTATTGGTGCTGATGCATCTGTATCAATAGATTCTGCCGTACAACCATTCATTGTAATGGAATACTTAATCAAGATATGACACAGACATATAAGAATAACAGAAAAGGATTTCTAACAGATTTGTATGTGGACACTACGCCAATTGGTTCTATTGTCCCTAATCTTAAAACGACAAGTAATTCATACGATCAGAGTTACGTTAAGGCAGGTGCATCAGCATATCCTACCTTGAGTGAACAGAGTGGTGATGCATATCAGACTGGTGATGACCCTGCTTATACTCATGAAGGATACTTATATTGTGATGGAACTGAATATGATATAAATGATTTTCCAGCATTATATGAGATAATTGGTAATCAGTACGGTGGAGTAGTAAGTAATGGTATTGATGTAGTTACTCCTGGAAGTGGATATGCTCTTACTGATACTGTAACTATTTCTGCTCCTGGTGGAACAGGAACGACTGCTGTTGCTACTATTCAAGAACTTACTGCTACTAATGGTATTAAAAGATTATCTATTACTAATGTAGGTACAGAATATACTAGTGAACCAACTGTAACTATTAGTGGTAGTGCTGGTAATGGTGCTACATTTAAAGTTAGGATCAGTCAAGGTACAGTTAGAGGTATTAGTCCTCAGACTGTGATGAACTATGTTGGACAACCTTACTTGGGAACATTCTGTGTACCTGATACTAAAGCAAGAAAGATTGTTGGTAATGGTCCTGTATTTGGTAATAATTCTCCAAATATAGGTAACTCACAGATGGGTACTGGTAACACTGGTGGTAAATGGTATCTTGATCAGGACGCTCAAGATGATTTGTTCTCTCTTGGTAGAATAGTTACTACTGGATATGAGAATGTTACTGAGACTACTGAGTGTACTATAGTTGGATCACAAACAATTGAACTTAGTATGAGAGAGACCAAACTATCAGGTCCACCTCAACATACTCATTTAGTATATCATACTATTCCTGGTGACGAACTCTATAAATGTGCTATAAATGGTGACAGATATCTTGTTCAGTATAAAGAACAGAATGGAAGAATATCAAGATTCTATCCACAGGGTGTTGATACAGTATTAACACATGAGCATGGATTATTAAGAAAGCCAAATACTGATACTGATGTAGCAACTTATGATGTATTTGATTGGCAGGGTGGTGCTGGTGGTTGTGGATCACTCAAAGATCCTTCAGTTAGTGCTTCTGATTTAGAATTCCTTGCTTCTGGTGAATCAGGGGCAGGAACATATGAGTTCCAAACATTTATTAAAGATCCAGAGTTTAAGAAGTTTGCTAACACATCTATCATTGGTGGTAGAACATGGTCTAGTGGTGGAGAAGCACAGTATGAGTTCTCAGATGAGTGGGAGTGGACTAATACTAGTGGATCTGATCAATCATATTCTATCAACTTGGGAAATATTACAGGTGGTACTCCTGCTGTAATGAGATATTTAATTACTGGTGGTGGTGGATCTGGTGCTGCTGGAACCACAGCAGGTAATGATGGTACTTCAACGAGAGTACAAGTTGGTAGTATCATTGACATTAGTGCTGGTGGTGGAAAGAAAGGAAATGCAGCAGTAGGATTAAATGGAGGTCAAGGAGGTGCTGGAGGTATTGCATCAAATAGTGGATCATTTACTCCTGGTGGAAATACTAATGGAGGAGGTGGTCTTGCTGGAGCTAATGGACCAACATTAATAGGATATCCAAAGGCAGATTATCCTAACAATCCTAACAGTGGTGGACTTGGTTATCCAGGAGGTCAAAATGGTGCTCAAGCATCATTTGGTAGTGATGGAATAAATCTTGAGATTGGTGGACAGTCAGGAACATATACTGATACTGCTAGTTCAGATAAAGATTTTGCTTCAGAAGCAGGATTCCAAGCAATTTCAGGTTATGCACCTACACAGGTACAATTCACATTAGAAGGTGGAAGAGGTGGAAATCCTAACTATGGAGGATGTGCAGGTGGTTCTGCTGCTTATGTTACATTAACTATCACTGATCCAACTAAGTTGGCAACATTTTATAATCAAGGATGGAGTGTTTATACAGGTAGTCAAGGAACAACCAATGCTGGATACGGTGGTGAAAATGGTGGTGGATATCAAGGTGTTGCTGGTACAAATGGTACAAATACTTTAGGTGCTGATGGTGGATATGCTGGATGGGGATCAGATAATAATGGTAATAACTATATGGCAAATGGTGGTGGTGGAGGTGCTGCTACTATATTGAGAAGAGGATCACAAGTCGTTGCTGGAGCAGGTGGTGGCGGTGGTGCTGGTGCTGCTGGATGGGATGGTGGTCCATGTGAGGCAGGAAGAGGAACACCAGAAGGTGCAGGTTTACAAGCGGAAGCATCTGCTACTATTGGTCCAGGAAATGGTGGTCCAGGTGGTCGCTACGGATGTGTCGGTGGCGGCGGTGGAGGAGGCGGCGGTGGTGTTGCCAGAAGTGGATTTACATTTAATGGAGGAACTACTGGTGATGGTGCTTATGCGTCAGGTGGTGGATCTGCTGGACCTGGTGGTGCTCCTGGTAACTCAGGTGGACACCAAGGTGGTGCTGGTGCATGGCAAGGTATAAGTTCTTATCGTACATTATATTTTGATACAGGAAATAAAGGTGATTCTAATAGAGGAGATGGATACGCTACACTAGAAATTCAATATAATAATGATCACTGGACATCTGGTGGTGGAGGTGGTGGACAAGGTGGAATCTGGGATGGTGATATTCAATGGACTCAATTAAGTAATCCTGGTTCAATACAAGTTACTGTTGGACATGGTGGTGCTGGTGTAAATCCAGGTGGAAATACAAGTGGAACAACATCTAAAGGTGGTGCTGGATATGCTAAGATTGGTGTTGGTAAAATTACTGGATACATAGGAGCCACAACTGAAATAAAGGATGGCAGTCCTATTATAGAAGGATCACAAACTACATTATTATGGGATATTGATATTGTTGCTGATGGTACTGGTACTGGAAGTTCTGGTGATTTTAAACTACCAACAACACAACTACCAACTCTTGTTGTTCGTGGTGGTGGTGCAACAACTGATGCAACAGGAACTGTACAGGTAGGAAATGGATCTGTTAGTGGTGTTACAATGACTAATCCTGGTGCTGGATATACTGAGACACCATATACTTACGTGTTAAATGGTGCTGGTGCTTCAACTAAAGTATCATCTGCCGTTGATACAGCAGCAGGAACAGTAACATCATTACAATACATAGCTGGATCATCAACACCATATAATCAGAAATATCTTAAGTTTGGTGGGTTAAGTGGATCTGCTGGTACTAGATATGCTATAGTAGAAGCAACTGATTGCTCTGATTGTAATTATTTTTCAATTAAAGCTGCACGTGGTAATGGTGTTAATGGTGGAAATGTACCAGAAGAATCATTGAGAGTATATTATCAGAGATCAACTGAGACAGGGTGGACTTTAATTGATACTATTATTACACCATCAGTACCAAGACAGGATCCTCTTCTTGGTACTGTCCCTGCTGTCAGTGAGGCATGGGATGGTGCATCTGGTGATACTAAATGGTATACTTATAGTGTACAAATGCCAACTAATGCAAAGGAAGCAGGTGTCAAGATAAAACTTGAACAACCACGTCAGACACCATCTAATGCAAATGATAATGACCCTGATACTGATCATTATGGTATTTGTGAAATTATATTCTGGAATGAGAAGGTATCAGAGTTGGTATTCGTGCCTACTGCTGGTGCTATTAATAAAGCATCAGTAGAAACTTTATCATATACTGTTCAAGGTGAGACAGGAGCTGGTGTCACTTATAGTTCTGGACTAGGATCTAATGATGCAAAACTAACACTTAGAAGAACTACACCTATTGAACCACAAGCAACTATAGACCCAGATTATCATGTTTCATTGATTACACCCTATAGGTTGTGTAAATACTTAATTAAAGCATTCTAAATAATACGGAGACTAGTATAATAACATGGCTATTAACGCTGAAGCACCTGTATTACAGATACAACTAGATGTTGTACAACAGGAATTAGAATATAATGGGTTACCGAAGGTAATACCACAGACATATTGGACTGATACTTTATCTCCACTATTATATCCTACGTGGGATAGTGATAAGGATAAATTGATATTGTTTAGTTGGTATACTAATGGGACATATGTTGCCAAGCGTAGAAAGTATGTAAAAGACTTTAAGACTAATACTTTCAAGTGGGTTGATTATGAGATGGAGCAAGTTGGTGTTGCTGAAGCCACTACACTCAAGGATAAATTAATTGAAGGTTTCTATTTAATTGATTCACTTGAGAATGATGACTTTCAAAATGAATTAGCACGATTATATCTAAAGACAAAGCAAGTTACACCATTAAATGTGAGGATTGCTAGGGACTTCTTGTTGGATGAAACAGATTGGACACAAGTTCCTGATTCATCTGTTAGTGCTGATGATAAAGTATTGTTTACAACGTATAGAACAAAGTTAAGAGAAATAACTGATCAACCAGAGTTTGCTAGTGATACTCAGAACACTAAATTTCCAATCTCTCCACTATTCTATACTAAAATATGGAAGACAGAGAATCCTGGTATTGATTACCTATCAACAGATGAACAATTCTTACCATTAGCAGGTCACTACTTAAGATTCTTTAAAGATAAGATAGCAAACTATTTGATGTTGAAACAAGCAACAGAGAAAGGACTGTTTGCTACATTCATAGCAGAGTATGAGTATGTTAAGGCAAATAAAGAAGCAAGAGATTATAATACTAAAATAATTGAGGATGTTGGAGTTGTTAACCCATCACAAACTTCAGATTATTTGAATGCTCTCTTGAAGGTAGCACAGAAGGAATTAGATAATTTAGAATCATGATTACTATAGGTAACGAGTTACAAGTATTAGATTTGGTTGCTGCTTATGCACAGAGTCAGCAAAAGACTGTGTTGCACATTGATTTATCAACATATAATGCTCTTGATGCAACTAAGAAAGCAACGGTGAACACATATTATGCAGAGTTCATTGATGATTACTTACTTGACATCATTAAACAAGGTAAGTTTACTAGTATATCATTTGGTGATGAAGAGACAGCACTGGTGACTGCTGGTGGGTCATTCCCCAAACTGTCACAGTGTCCCGATGCAGACCATTACATACATGGTTATGTTATTGATACACAAGGTGACATCACATGGGAGAATGTGTAGACCACTTTAAGAACTGTCACAAGCACCCACACAGGGTGCTTTTTTATGCTATTATATAAATGTTGAGAGGATCACTGGGTTCTTGACTAGTCTGACTCTGAAGCAGACACATCACGTCAAGATAATCAAACTGTCCTAGTCCCTCAACACTTTATTCTATATTAAGACAGTTATGCTCTCTCAATTGAACAAAGACATTGATTACTGCACACGTGTGTTAGGATGCAATGCAGAGCAGACTGATGAACT